TTTCTACAGCAGATACAATGGACAGAGTGTGGTGCTTATAGACGACATCTTCCAATCAGCTGGTGCTACGGGACCAACAGATTCGGAGGCTCTGCAGTTTATTTGCATGCACAGTAGTGTGGCCTGGTCCCCTCCAATGCCGTTGGCAGAGGATAAGGGGCGACCTTTTACGAGTCTCTTAACTATTGCTTCTAGCAATACCGAGTTTCCGAGATTCAATGAGATTAGGTCGCAGGAGGCGGTGTATCGCAGACGTAATGTTTTGGTGCGGTACAATCTACCAGAGGATTGTGAGAACGGAGTAGGACTTTATGATGTCCTAGATCCGAACCCGGGCAGAGCCGAGAATAGTGCTCCAAGAGTCACAGTCCTGAAAGCGGGACTTACTTACCAGCAATTGCTTGTGCATATTGTTCCTCTTGCCTCGAAGTTCTTGCGCTCTCCTTTATTGGGGAGTTCAGAAACTGAGGGAATGGAGGACATTTTGCGAGCGATAAGATCACAGGCTGGAGAACAGAACTTTGTTGGACTGTTGCAGGAACTTTCACAGAGAAGAGGTGACCCCTTGCCATGTTATGGAGAAGGTGCATACGACCAGGGTTTTGTGTGTCGAGTGCAATATCGTGGCGCAGCCGTGTTTGCTTGTGAAGGGAGAGGAAGTACTAAGAAGATTGCCAAGTTCGCAGCAGCGAAACGAATGTACGAGATAGTGAATGGCGATTATCCCCCACGGGCATGGCGACGTGATCCTGTGGATTTTGTCAATAGTTTATCATCAGGGAATAAGAGTTGCAAGCAGATTTTGCATGAGTACGGACAGGCTATACAACAAATGCCGGTTACTATGGTGCTAGGTTCAGAGGGACCTGCTCATTGTCCCGTGTTTACTGTAGGAGTTCAAATGGGTACTCATCAAGCGACATCTGAGGGAAGAACAATCGCCTATGCAGAAGAGGAGTGTTTCAAGAAGCTCAAACGTGCGATGTTGGATGAGGAAGCGCAGTCACAGTCGTTAGATAAATATGTGTTGCCTTTTGAATTCACAGCCAATTTTCAGCCAGAGACAATCCGTCAAACAGAGCGAATGGAGACCGACTTCTTGTACTATGGTTCATCGCTATGCGAGGAGAAAAAGTCTGAGTTTGAAGCTATCATGGATGATGATAGGGCTTCAAAATGGGAACGTTTTAAGCGATGGTGTGCTCGCCAGATGACAGATATTCAGTCATCCCCTTGGAAGATGGTTACCGGAACTATTTTCGTGGGATTGATTGGACTGTGCATCTTTTTGGAGGTAGCAAGTGCGGCGTTGACACTGTTTGGATGTACAGTGAAGACTGAGGGGACTCTCGTAGCCTCAGCAGATCAGAGTACGAGGAAAGCGAAGAAATTGCGTGTGGCCAAGATGCATCCTGAGATGTATGAAGACATTATCGGGATTTTCAACAAGGAGTTGACTAAGGCGGGAGTTCCTGCTCTAGAGGTGGATTCAGTTGAGTTGAAGATCAGGAAACGCATGGAGACGTGGAACAAGGTGGCTGAAGGATGTGATGACATACAATCTTTCG